CAATTGAAAAATATAAACCTATTATTTACATAGAGCTCAATGATTTACATGCTACAGTTTTCTTAGCAGCTTTAAATATCGGCTATAAACTTATAGCTGGAACTGGTATGAATCGGCTATTTAAATGCAATACAGTAGTTGAAGATTTACAAGAATTATTGAAAATTCAAAAATGATATATAGGATATAATTATGTTCCCCGGGTGATGACTCCCTACATTATGTTCCTTTTTAATCCCATACTAGAAAAGGAGATATCTTTAAATCCCAATGAGACAATTTGAGGTGGATTACGAAACCACCCTTCCGCCATGGCACACTGGTCATGAGAAGGTTGAGGCGGATGATCTAGATTCTGTTAAAGAGAAGTTTAGCAGAAAACATGAGGCGGCACGTATATATAAAGTGACTGAAGTATTATACGATCAACGCATTGCCGTATAGTGACAATACGAGTGGATGAAGTTCATTTAATCAAGGCGCTCTTATCCCTTGGTGATAGGGGCGCCCTCTGTGACAATCCCATAGTCTAGGAGATAAATGCCAGAAGACAAACCAAAAGAAGAAAAACACACAGAAATTTCTGAAGAAGATTATGAAAACTATACCCAAGATTATATGTACAATGATGAAAAAAGTGAATTGACAAAATTATATAAATGGAAAGAAAGATTTTACAAATATGAGGATGATTACAATTTAGAAGAAGATCAAGTAGCACCAATATAACTCTTTATAACAAGGACTCCCATGACCTTTCACGTTAATATGAGCCGTTATCAAGTAGAAACTGCATCATCTCAATATCAATCCCACATCAAAGAAAAAGCAGAAGACATATATCAACAATATGTCAGAGAAAATATTCCCTGTGAATTTTACAAAGATGGCATTGTGCAAAAGGAGCACAAACCCCCTTCCTCATAAATATTTCGAATAAACACTTGACATTCCGGCCTCGTTATGATACAATATAAGTGAACAATTGAGAGAGATCAAAATGAGAATAAATGTTAGAGCGAGAATGATTGACACAAAACTTAGGGTCGCCCTCTACGCGATGACTGAGTTTGCAATGTCCAAGTTAGTTCACTCCAAAAGATTGAGAGATAATGTTTCCATCAACATTCACCTGAAGCATCATTGTGAAGGTGGAGAAGCTATGTTGGATGATTATGCCAATCCCTACCGACCAAGAGATTTCAAAGTTATTATAGACCATCATCGGGCAGAAGTTGATGATTACGGAAGAGAGCGTGATGCTACTGAATGGGCCCACGAAATTCTTAAGACACTCGCCCACGAATTAGTTCATGTGAAGCAGTATCTCACAGGTGAGTTGATGATGAGAAAACGAGGACTATGTTGGAGAAAAGATGTTTTGACAAGTGATTCAACAACATACGAAGAATACTTTGAACTCCCCTACGAAATTGAAGCATACGGCAGAGAAAAAGGACTGCTAGCAATGTTCTTAATACGATGGAAAGAAATAGAAGAAGCATTGGAAATTAAATATTAATAAACACTTGACTTCTTGATCCAGTTGTGATATAATGGACCTGTAAAATGAGAGATTAACTTTTAACGAGAAATATTATGAATACAAGTTTGAATCACGCACTTGAAAAAGAAGTGAAACACGCAAGAGAATTTAAATTGGAAGAACTCAGAGAGAATGGAGCTAAACTTGCAGCTGCAGAGGTTAGGGTGGAAATCCTGAGAGAACGTAAGTGGAAACTGGTGGAGGAAATGAAAGCACTAGGCCACGACTTTACAGCTACTACTGAGGGTATGAATGTAGTATTATCTGCACCACCTTCTATGAAATGGTAAAAAAAGTTTGAATAAACACTTGACTTTCTGGCGAAGATTTGATATAATATAAGTGTAAGATAAATGATTAACCTAAATGAGAGATACTATGTGTAGAATAAGATGTTTTTATGAGGGATTTGATGGCAAACTTTCCTGTGCCGAAATGATCATGTCCTACGAAGATGACATTGCCGGATTTGTTAAACATTGGAAAACCGGTGGTAGAATGGTAATTACAGAACACTTTGAAATAGGGTAAAAATGGAAAATAACGAAACCTACTACATTGCAAAATTGTCTAAGAAAGGTGAACACCTTTCATCAGAAATTCATAAGACATTAGAGGCCGCAAGATTGTGGGCGATGAAAGAAACCAAGTTATTAGTCTCAGATACTTTTCTGAGAAAATGTAAAGCTGATGATGTTGTTGTTGAAATCGATGAACACTTTTTTGGTTATGAGATTTCATCAGAAGAACTTTTGAAAAATAGTGAGAGGGTATTATGAGTAATTTGATAGTAGCAGAAACGATTTTAAAAACACTAGGCGGAAATAAATTCTGTATGATGACTGGAGCTAAGAATCTCGCGGGAGATGAAAACTCTTTGTCAATGAGAATTGGCCGTAATAGTTCAAATTCAAACTATCTGAAAATCACATTGAACTCAATGGATTTGTACGATATGAAATTTTGTAAGTTGACCAGAAAGTTTGAAGAGAAGTCCGTTACCGAATATAGTGATGTTTATAATGATATGTTGACAGACGTATTTACAAAACATACTGGAATGTACACGAAATTATTTTAAATAAACACTTGACATTTGACCGGGTTTTTGATATAATAGTTATGTAAGATGAGAGTTGGGTAGACCCCTTCATTCCCCCTCAACGAAAGGCGTAGGCTGGGAAACTCTCGAAACCCTTTAATGAGAGAAATAAAATGATGACATATATAACGGGAGGTGGAATTGATTTGAGTCTAAACAGGAGTTTAGAAGAATTAATAAGTTCTTATTACGAGGCTCACGCAGCTGGAATTGAATTGGATGCGGATACTCGTCCTGAAGAATTAGATGCCTATTACACATTAGAAAATTACCTTGCAGATATGGAGGCAATATGAGAGAAGCGATTGAAAAAGTTTTAGAGGCAATGAAAACTGATTATAAAGAATGGTCAGATCGTTGTGCTAAAGGTGAAAAAGAACGAGCCATTAATACAACTATGTACGAAGAATATTGTGATGGTCTTATGGTTGAAGAAAATCGTAGATACTGGAAAATTACCGGTAAAAGCGGATCAAGTAGATCAGTTAAAGGTTTTATTGTAAAAGCCGGAGACAAAAAATTCCGTGAAGGAGATATGTTGAAGCCTGCCGGTTGGGCGGCACCAGCAAGAAACTTTGCCAGAGGTAATGTACTTGACGGAGTTGGAAAAGTTCGTTGGACAGGAATAGGATAATATGATAGGTAGTGTGAAAATTATTGGAATAAGTTTTTTATTTTTTATGTTAGCTACCTATATCTCATTTCAAATGGGATGGAGTTTTTGGCATTCGTATGAATTTTTTAAGTTTTTAAGATATATAGAATTACCACATGAAGGGTGGTATTTTTTAGATAGATACATTTATAATGGAGCATTATAAGCCTAAGCATTCTGAGTAGGTGGAAAGGTGATTTGGATCAGAGATAGTATCAGTTCGTAGACTGCTCTACTAGGGTAACTCCCCCTTATGTGACTCTGAGGTAGGAATGTGATGTAGGTTGGTTGCAATTAAGTCCCTGTCATTTCAGAGATGATATTCAATTGCACATCTAGAACGGTGATGACGATTCGTGAGAAGTTCGCAGACTCAAGGTTCTAGATGTCGAAGTACAAGGATCAACCTATGGCTTTCATTTTAATAACAATTTGAGAGAAATAAAATGGCAAAGAAAAAAACAACAGTAGAACGAAAACCACTTAAGATTAAAAAGACTCGTAAACTTTCAGAAGAACATAAAGAGAAGTTACGAGCAAGACTTGCTAAAATGAGAGCAAAGAAAAAACCGGCAGAGTATAAAAATATAGCCGCTTCTGTTCTTGCAAAACCAGATGATGATAAACTATCGATGAAAAACGTTAAAGAGTGGATTAAAGAAACTAAAGAAGCAGTATCATCACACTCAAAAAATTCAAGAGGTCGTGGTTTAACACCGCAAGTAAAACAACGTGAAATGAATTTAGCAGATAGTAAAAAAGCGTATATTAGATATATGGAACATTATCTTAGAACCGGTGATTGGATTTCTGATTTTATGGGGCCACAAGAAAATGAAAGAACTACATGGAAATGTGTAGCTATGGCATATCATTCAGATGGTACTCCAAAACGTACAGTCGGAATATTTTATCCAGATATTAATATGGTATGGAAACAAGATATGATTGAAGCAGATTATGTGCCTGTGGAAAAAATAAATCTAACAGTAGCAATTACTGACAAACAATTTACAGCAGACTTATGATTTGTTCTTATTGTTATAAAACACAAATTGCAGTAAAACATGATGTTGGACATTGGTGGAATAATCCAGAAGATTCAGTCTATGTTTGTTCAGATGATTGTTATACTAAACTAGAAAAACTTGTCAAAGATGGAATGTGGATGGATCACAAGCCAGAAGCTATCTTTGGTAAGAAGAAACGGAAATTAAGCCCTAGTTTTGATAAACCTTCTCCCAGAGAAGATGGGCCGAAGTCAGTAACAGATAAACAATTTTCAGGTGATTTAGGAAAGTTCATGACTTGACAATTTAAATATACATGTTATAATATAAGAAATATTAAAATACCACAGGGGTAATCGTAGGGCCGTTTTCTCACTAGTTGTATTACAGCTAGGTACCTTTAGGCCGTTCTCTCACTACGAAAGCAATAACCAAGCTCTCCTGTGGTATTACTATATATAGAGAGTAATTAAAATATGGAGAATTATGGTTAAAGCAGTGAACGTTGATGAAAGCCCCAATACTTTAGGAAATCCCCCAAAAAAATCTAGTTCAGAAGTAGTATCAATAATAAATCCAGATGATGATGTGGAATTTAATATTGATTTTAGTAATGATGATGAAATATTAGAAGCCGTATCTGAAAAGGCGATAGGCGGTACAGAGCTTATGAGAAATTGGCTTTTTACTGAAATGGAAAAAGCCGAACCTGGACTAAAAGATAAATTCCAATTTATTAGCACTAGAGTTAGAAATTTAGAACCTGATAAACAGAAAATTCTTTGGATACATGATCTTGCAAATGATCCAGAAGTACAACATTTAAAAGATAAAGAAAACTGGAATCAATTTGAGCGAATAGTTTTTGTTAGTCATTGGCAACAGCACATGTTTAAAACACATCTTGGTTTCCCTTATGAAAAAGGTGTAGTAATTCAGAATGCAATCTATCCTATTCCAGAACATAAAAAGCCAAATGATGGTAAGATCAATGTGTGTTATTTTTCTACACCACATAGAGGATTGGAATTACTTTTGAATGCGTGGGAATTTATGAGAGATAAACTTGGTGAAGGTATGAATGCCGAGTTAAACATTTATTCAAGTTTTAAGATTTATGATCGAGGTCATTTAGATGAACAGTTTAGACATATTTACAAACGTGCAGAAAATATGGATGATGTTAATTATCATGGTACAGTTTCGAATGATTCAATTAGAGAGATGTTACCTAATCAACATATTATGGCTTATCCAAGTATCTATGAAGAAACAAGTTGTCTTACTTTGATTGAAGCATGTAGTGCTGGATGTTTATGTGTAGTTCCTAATCTTGGTGCATTGCCCGAAACAGGAGCAAACTTTCCGTGGATGTATGGTTATGAAGAAGATCCAGAAAAACATACACAAGTACATGGCCATATTTTAGGTCGCGCTATTGCACATTTCTGGGATGAAGATGTACAAAATCTTTTGAAGATACAACGAAGTTATTTTGATATGTTTTATAATTGGAGATTACGTGGTGGTCAATGGCAACAATTTCTACATGCAATAGAGGATCCACCCGAAGTGAAAGAACAAAAAGCTGCTATCAGAAAAGAAGTAGCAGAAGAAGCTGAATTGGAAATAATAGACGAAGATGGCACAGCTAGTTGACTTTTCTCAAATAGTTATAGGGTCATATATGATGGCATCTAAATTTTCTAATGCAGATATAGATACTGTCAGACCCGCGGTATTGAATACATTACGATTGTATAGAACTAAATTCGTAAGTGAGTTTGGAGAATTAATTCTATGTTGTGATGATCGAAAGACTTGGCGTAAAGAAATATTTCCAAATTACAAGGCGTCTCGGAAAAAGACAAGAGCCGCTACTTCAATAGATTGGGAAAATCTTTACGAATGTTTGAATCAATTGAAAGAGGAATTGACAGAATGGTTTCCTTACAAATTGATTCAAGTAGAGAAGGCTGAGGCGGATGATGTTATAGCTATATTGGTAGAATTGATAAATGAAAGAAGTCTGATATTATCAAGTGATAAAGATTTTGTACAACTACATAAATTTAATATTAGACAATATTCACCTATACAAAAAAAGTTTGTTGAAGGTGATCCTAAATGGTCATTACATGAGAAGATTATAAAAGGAGATGTTGGTGATGGTGTGCCAAATATTATGTCTGATGACAACGTATTTGTAGATGAAGGAAGACGCCAGAAGCCGATAACCAAGAAGAAAGTAGACGCTTGGTATGAGTTGAATCCAGACATGTATTGTAGTAGTGAGATGTTAAGAAATTATAATAGAAACAAACAGTTAGTTGATTTGGGTGAAGTACCTGAGTCAATTCGTATAAATATAACTAAACGATTTGAAACAACTAAGGTTGGTGATCGTAAAAGACTGCTTACATATTTCATTAATCATAGATTAAAAAATCTAACAGAATCTTTATCGGAGTTTTAATTTATGGCGACAAGAAGTATACCTCTAATTTTTGAGGAAGTAGCAGCTGCGAATTCCTTTGAGGCTAGAAAAAAAGTCTTATTGGAAAACGAATCGAATCCTCTAAAGGACTTATTAAGATATGCCTTTCATCCAGATATAAAATTTGCTCTGCCTTCAGGAGAGCCTCCGTTCAAAACGATTGGTTCACCTGATGAGTATAATCCCACATATCTATATCCCAATATTAGAAAATTCTATTTATACATTGAAGGGGGTCATGACGGACTTACTCAGTTGCGTAGAGAGCAACTTTTCATTCAGATGTTAGAAAGCTTACATCCCAAAGAGGCAAAGGTTGTAATTCAAGTCAAGGATAAAAAGTTAAAATATAGAGGCTTAACTTATAAACTAGTTAAGGAAACTTTTCCAGAAATACTACCATAATGATAGATGTAAATATATTTGAAGATAGAATAGTTAAATTTAATTGTATATCTGAAGAAGGTACAACATCCACTTCTGCTGAAGTTCGGCAGATAGAGTGTGAACTTAATTCAAATATACCCCGTTCAGTAACAGCACGGTTTGTAGAACCATTAAATGTTGTTATGACTTTAGCTTATGATCGAGGTACCGAAACATTCAGAGGCCCAGTAGCCGGAGATATTTTGGAATCTGATTTTGATATTGATGATTTTATTAAAAATGCAAAAGGTGTCAGCGAAGACATAATTGTAAAAAGTCCTAAAAGAATGAAATAGGCAAAAGTTATAGTGAACGGAAAACTCAAATTTAAGAGGGATATGAAAAATAAATTTATTTTATTTTTTATTTTATTTGTTTTTGGATTTTTTAGTCAAACTGGAGGTAATTCATCTCCGAAAATTAAAGGTGATTTTTTCTATATGCATCCACAAAATACAACAACAAGTGGATTAATAGATATTGCAGATAATGTTATTAGTAAAAGTTTAGTAGTTAATGATAAAGAAGTTACATGCATGGCAAAGAATATTTTCTTTGAAGCAGCAGTCGAAAGTACGGCAGGGAAATTAGCTGTAGCA